AGGTTGCTTCAGGATTAGTCGTTGTCGTCAAGTAGAGCAACGCTGGCCGACCGCGATCCCTTCGACAGGAGAATATATCGGCCGTCTTGCACCTTGAACTTAAACGTTACTATCTTGATCTGGTGGCCGCCCGAGGGCTTACCGAACTTTTTGATCAGAATCTTTTTAGCGGAGTCGAAGTCGCTGACATCGAAAAAGATTGCGCCTTGGAAGTTGTCAGTCATCTTTCCTACGCTGATGCCTAACGACTTCAAGTAGGCACGGGCTTTACTCTCGTCGGCCTTTGCTACCACCAGTCGAGCACTTGCATTGATTTGTATTGTCATATATGTTTCCCTTTGATGGAACCAGAAACGAGAAACTCCACTGGTCAGGCGTGCCGGCCAGCATGGTGTTGTCTGGATGGGGATCGAAGATAGGACGTCCGTTAAGACCTACTACAGAGTGTCCTACTCCAGTGTGGCGCGGCGACGGTCCGCTGATTATATGCCAGCAGTCAGGTAGGCCTGGCCGCCAGTGGTAGATCAACGAGCGCTGCCAGTATGCTTCGTAGCCTCGTTCGAGCAGGAACTCTTCGATCAGGTTGTAAAATTCGTAATTGCTGCCCTTGGCGATCTCAAGGAAATGCGGCACCTCGGTGATCGGCAGCTCGAGGATCGAGGCCACGCAAGCCCTCATGCAATCCCCGTAGACACGCGGCTCGTCCTGATACAACACTTGCTGCTTAACAGGAATCATTGCACCTTTACAGAACAGAGGCGGGCCCGCAAGAGCCCGTCCCGTGTTGATTAAACGTCCAGCCAGTGCGTGAACTTGAAGCCACACTGGAGCGTGATGAGGCCCGACTGGCCGCCGTCCATCTGCACCTCGCTCATGCTCTCCAGATAGAGGCCGATCAGGTTGGTGGTGCGCACGACTTCAGGCACGTCGTTATACAGCACCATCTGGGCATCCACCTTGTAAGCCGCAGCCAGGCTACCGCTGTTGTTCTGCCACGAACGAATGAACTCGTTCCAACGGCGAAACTTCTCGCGAGTCATCCAATCCGCGGTCTCCAAGAACGTGGCGTTCAGGGTATGGGTGAAGATCTTGCGGCCGGCGAACGGGACCTGGACACCGTGCAAGGCCACGTCCATCGGGTCGACCGATACGCCCGGCAGATCCGCGGTCATGCACTTGAAGGTCAGATCCCGCGTGTCCGACGAGCCAGGGATGTTCGGCAGAAACAGGTCGAAGTTATACGACGCCGCCGGATCTTGCAGGCTCAGTACGTCTTGCAGCGATGTGCGCATTATTGGCCTCCTACTTGAGAGAGCGCTTCCTGGAAGGAGATGCCCTGTTTCGAGATCACCATCTGGAGCTGGATCTCATGGATCGGGATCATCGGCACGATGATGACGGTAACGCGACGCACCCCGGCGTTGAACATCGCCGCCGAGTTGTTGGACGCATCCGAGATTACCTGGAAGCTGGAGATACCGCGTGCGTCCTTGATGCCTTGCAGGTACTGCGTGCAGGCGCCGACGATCTGGCGACCGGTAAAGTCGTCGTTCGGCTCTTGCAGGCTGTAGAGCAGGAACTGATACAGCGCCGTCTTCATCACGTTGACGATACGACGGACCGATACCCAGCTCAGTGCCGACTGCTTGGCTTGGAGCGTCTGCTGCTCCCACAGAGCGATGCCTTGGCCGACGAATGTGCGGGTATAGTTGACCTGCGCCTTGAACAGCTCGGTGGCCTGCGCATCGTCATAGGTCTCACGCGTCTTCAGCACGTCGACCAGGCCACGGTTCAGGCCGGCGATGGAGAACGACGGATTGGCCACGCGGTCGGTGCGTGCGCACAGAGCAGCAGCCCAGCCGGAGAACGGCACGTACTGCTGCTTGCCGTTGATGAGATCGGCTTCCAGCACGTCCGGGCAGAACAGCGCCGAGTAGCTCGAGTTCAGATTCAGGGTAAGCTTGCGGTAGTCCAGCGCCGGCTGGAACTTCTGTTTCGAGCTCGGTACGTCCAGGCAGGCCAGCGAGTCCCAGCGTTTGACGGCCAGCGCGTCCATCGCACGCTGCACCGTCGGGGTCGAGTGACCGCCGTTGATGAGCGTGTTGATCTGGTACAGCTGCTTGTTGGAGAAGATGCTGTAGGCCGCAGCAACATCGAACTCGGTAGGAGCCGTACCGCTGTCTCCGCCGGTCATGCTTGCCTGTGCTGCAGTACCGACCTGCGGTACGGTCATCAGGGCCGGCGTGTTGTTGGTGACCTGGATGTACTGGGAATAAGGGTTGATGCGCTCTTCCAGCTCACACTCGATGCCACTGGAATCGGTATGAGGAGCAAGGGTGCATACGAACTGCTCGACCGGATTGTCGACTGACTGATCGAGATCGAAGACGCTGACCGTAAACGTCGGGTCCGGGGCCGGCAGGTCGGCCGGGTTTGTGATCGGCTTCTTGGTGACGTCCGGAGGAATCAGCCCGGTATCAGTGAAGGTCGTCGAAGAGGCGCCGATCGTGTCCATGAGACCCACCAGGTTGGCGGTCGTGGAGCGGCCGTATATCATGTAGCCGTTGGCCAGCGGCACCGGATCCCACGTCAGGGTGATCGTATTGGTCGTGCCCGCGACGATCTGTTTCTGCACGGCCTGGGATGCCAAGGTCTCGCCGTTTTCTCCAACTGCCGACACCTGGTACTGGAACGTGCCGGTCGTCAACGTGCCGCCGGTAGACGCAGAGGAAGCAGCCAGGCCGGTCGGGGCCGAGAGGTTGTTCGACTGAACGGCTATGGCCAAGCTCTTTGCGTACGAGCCCGGGCCACGGATCGGATAGAACAGCGCGAGAGGCACGTCCGAAGCAGGGATCGGAACCAACGTAGACCAGTCCGGGATCGTCGGATCCTCGACCCCGCCCGTGCCCTTCAGGATCGTATCGTCGTCTGCGTTGTTGTACATCACGATACCAGCGTACAGTGCGTCGTCGTGAACAGCACGACGTGCCCACAGCTGGTCGCCTTCCTTGAAGAAGTCGAGGCCGCAGTACACGTCAAACGAGACTTGCGCATCGGGGTTGCCGTACTCACGCAGATAGTCGTCGGCCGTGGTGAAGAACTTCGGATCCGGGGAGCCCTGCTTGGAGACCACCACCTGGCAACCCACCGCAGTGGAAGCCGAGGTGATGACCTGGCTGAGGTCGATTTCTTGTACGCGCACATCGGAGGCGCGTTGGACGAGAATCGTCATTGTGCTTCTCCATTGGTAGTGTTTGCGGAGGAGTCGGCATTCGACTCCACGTCAGCCACAGTCAGCGCTCCTGCCTGCCCGTCCGGCTGCAGACCGCCGACCGTCGTTACAGGGCCAGAACTGCGATGGGCCGCAACGGTCGGGCTTACGCCTGTCGGCGCCACGACGCGAACGGCGCCAGGATTGCGCCCCAACCACGCAGGGTCGACTACCATACCGGGGCGTAGTTCGACACGGCGGCGCGGTACGATCTGCACGTAGTCGTTTCGACCATTCTCGTGAATGACACCTACGTGCTGGGTGATGGTGGTCAAGTTAATGACCAGTACCTTGTCCATAGAAACTCCTAATCAAAAGGAACGAATGTGTAGCCCTGCTGCGCGCCGAAAAGCGTCTCGAGTTCGAACTCCTGCACAACACCTTGGGTGCCCAGTTCAGGCTCGGAGACCCATCCATGAACCACCAGATTGCTGGTGACCTTGTAGCAGGTCTCCGTCTCCAGCTTGTTCTCCAAAGGAGGGGTCGGTACTGTGTCGTCCATCGTGACGCCGATCCGCACGGGCAGCTGGCCATGCTGTACATTAAATTTGAGCATGCCGCACTTGTAGGCAAACAGCCAACGCTTGGCATAGCCCAGGACCGTCTGTGCCTCGATGCCGCTGAACTTCGTTGTCCGAAACTCGACTTCGATGTTGAAGTTGGCCGGAACAAGGCGCGACACAAAGGCCTGTACGTTGTTGTATGCGATGGGGATTCCGCGTCGGCTCAGATACGCAGACTGGCGCTGCTCCTTGTTGTGTGCAACCGACTGGATTGTCAGGAATGCGAACGGATACTCTAGGGCCCTGCCTTCCTGCATGCGCTCCAGCGTTCGCGTTCTGTCCTGGGTTGTGGTGATGATAGCCGGGCATTGGAACACTTGCGTGAACCGTTTGATGAGGCCGTCGAACACCTGTGTTTCGATGGGTACGATCTGCATGAGGGCCCCCAAATGGAAAGGGGAGCCGGGGCATAAGCGCCGGCTCCCCGTGGATGCTACCTGTTACTTACGCTTGGACGCGCCCTTCATGCCTTTCAGCATGGAGGCGAAGGCTTTGTCGAAGTCGCCTTCTTCCTCGTCTTCGTCCTCTTCGTCCGCGGCTTCGACTTCCTCGGAGTCACTGCCTTGCGGCAGCTCGTCGTCTTCGATCAGCTCGTGGATCTCGTCCTCGTCGCCGATGTCGAAAGCGCGCACCCGGGTTGCGGCCTTGACGCGATTGCCGGCCTTGACCTTGGCGCCCGGGGCTTTCTTGGATGCCGTCATGCGTTCGAACGCCTGCGCGTTCGAGGCTTCCAGGATCGCGACTGCCGCCTTCACGTCATGGGCCTGGGAGGCCTTGACCAGGAGCTTGCCTGCGGTTGCGAAGTCGCCGTCTGCGGCGGATGCCAGCGCCAGTACCGTGAAGTCCAGCGAATGGTTGTATTGCTTCATGTTCGTTCCTTTATTCGATGGGTTAGGGGCCGACCATCAGAGGCCGACCCGCACGGATTAGACGCGGACGGCCTTGGCGACCGAACGGCTGTTGGCCACGGAGATAGCGATCTCTTCG